ATTCTATATGGGGAAGATATAGAATATAAGTTTATCACAATATAATAAATTAAAGTCATGGGAAAATCTATTGAAAAGACCTACACAAGAAACAGTAACAAGGAGCTGTTAGTGTTGAGAGAAAAGATCAAAGGATGCTTACATAAATTCATGGTTGAGAATGACTATGAGTTACATACTAGTGTAGGGGGAGCAGATGATCTTAATAAAACATTAACTATTAGTGTATTAAAGAGAGCAAACGATGCACAGACAGGTTTCCAAGGACTACATGCAGCAATTAGCTAGTAGTTTTAATCTTAGTATAAAAGAAGTAGAAGATATAGTTAAGTCTCAGTATGAATTGGTTAAAGAGACTATTACTAAATCTAATGCTATGCAAGGTGAACCTCCTAAGAATATATACTTTCGTAATCTTGGGAAGTTTGCTGTTATTAAACACGCTAAAATTAGAATTGCTAATAGATTAGCTGAGGAACAAGTAATAAGAGATTATGGAATTACTCACTCTAGCGAACAACCAACTACAGATATCGCCATACTCATTGACGATTGATGAATTTAGAGCTATCTGGAACAGAGATAACTCACAGACGAAGGACATGGCTATCAAGGAACTGTCCTTCGTTTACTTTATGTGTGATTATAAATCCACATTTAGGGGATATGAGCCTGTCTATAAAGAGTTAAAGATTAAAGAGGAACTGCATTTAGGCGGATGGAATCCTGATACTATTGTTAAAGCAGCTATAGTAAAGTTCAATGTGTTACAGGAAACACCATCTATGCGTTTACTAAAGATGCTAGAGGATTCTTTAGTTAAGATTGAAAGTTTTATTAAAGGTTATAATCCGGCACAAGATTTAACAGGAGCTAAGTTTAGAGCTCTTGCTTCTGCAATTAAAGCAGCACCTGATATATTTAAAAGTATAAACTCTATTAGAGAGATAGTAGAGCAAGAGGTTATGACTGCTAAGAGAGTACGTGGTGGACATAGTACAGGTAAGCGTGAAATTCCTAGAGGTAAGAGATTAGCTACAGAAGAATAGTATATGACTACAGATATAGAAGTAGTACAAACTATACCTTGGACTAGCGAGATTCCTAATATCAAGAATCCTGTAGCCAATACAGGACATCAGTATCTTAAATTCATAAATACACATATCTTTTCTTATGAAGCCAGACACTTTTTAAAGTATGGTTATTATACTAATGCTCCTGTAGGTAGTCAGGATTATGATGCTTATTGGGATGAACAAGAGGATAGATGTTATAATGGTTATTCAGTAGGTGGTGTAAGAATTACTGGAAGGCATTATTTTACTCTTAACTTTGGTAGAATTAAGGCTAGACCTATTGATCCATATACAGGTCTAGAGAGGGAGAATGGAAAGAAGATAATAACATTCCCACGATTCTTAGATCATCAATACTATTTATTTCATGAATTAGAAGAATGTTTTGCAGAAGGGCCACATGTAGGTAAAGCATTGTTAGGACTTGTTATATTAAAGTCTAGAAGAAAAGGGGCTACCTATGCAATATCTAGCGGAGTATTAGGATATAATTATAATTTTGTTGAAGCATCTAATAATATTCTTGCTGCATATGAAAAGCAACATTATAAGACTACTCTTGATGCAGTTCATCTTACACTTAACCATCTAAATAAGTGTACAGATTGGTCTAAACGTAGAGATAAATTAGACAAGAGAGAACATCTTAGGGCATCATTTGTCTATAAGAATGATTTAGGGCATGATATTGAAGATGGTTTCATGTCTGAAATACAGGCTATTTCTTTTAAGGACAATCCCTTTAAATCAATCGGAGAATCAATATCAGTTTTAGCATTTGAAGAGGCTGGTAGATTTAGTGGTCTTTTGAATGCTTATGGTATAGCTGAACCTACACTTAGAGATGGAGATATATTTACAGGAATCCCAATAGTTTATGGTACAGGTGGAGACATGGGTGCAGGTAGTAGTGATCTTGCTACTATATTCTTTGACCCTGCTACTTACGGATTTAAAGCTTATGAAAATATATATGAAGAAAATAGTACAGGAGATTGTGGATGGTTTATTGATGATATGTGGTACTATCCCGGTACATATAATGATGGTGTTAAAACACATATATTAGTAGACAAGGATGGTAATAGTTATAGAGACCTTGCTGAAAAGTCATTAGACCATAAGAGAGTAGTTAAGAGTAAGGGTAGTAAACAGTCATATAATTTATTTATTTCTCAACAGCCAAAGACACCAAGTGAGGCATTATTACAAACTACTGACTCTCCATTTGATGTAGTAACTGCTAAGAATGTATTAGCACAGATAATGGCTAATGCTAAAAAGTATATTCATATTAGAATAGGACACTTTGATATTAATCTTGAAAGCAGTAAACCATACTTTGTTGAGAGTAATACTGATGTTCCGTGCCTTGAGTTTCCTATTAGAGATAATAAGAACAAGAAAGGTGCAGTTATATTATTTAGTGTGCCTGTTAGATCACCAGAAGGAGATATAGCACCAACAAGATATATAGCTGCTATTGACCCTTATGATGATGATGAATCTAATACTAAATCACTTGGATCAATGTTAGTGTTAGATTTATTTACAGATAGAATAGTAGCACATTATAAAGGTAGACCTGATGCAAATACATTCTATGAAACATGTAGAAGGCTTGGATTATATTATAATGCTAAGATAATATATGAACGTAATAAGAAAGGTTTATATGGTTACTTCTATAATAAGGCTGCTTTGTATATGTTAGCAGATGAACCTGAGATATTACGTGAAAAAGGTATTAGTAGTGCTAATACATCAGGTAATAGTTCTAAGGGTATATATGGAAGTGGTCCAGTTAATGCTTGGGGTATAGAGTTATATGCTTTATGGTGTGGATTACAAGCTTATGGTGAAGAAGAAGGTAGTCCTATTACTAATTTACACAGAGTAGAATCTATTCCATTATTAAGAGAGACTATTCATTTTAATATTTCTAGAGGTAACTTTGATGATATATCTGCTGTAGGTTTGCTTATGATATTTAGAGAAAGTCTTAAGATATATAGAACACCTAGTAAACCAGAGAAGAAAGAGAATATGGATAAATATCTAAAGAAGTGGCAAGGACATCAGCGTGCTAAAACAATGGGTATGATAGGTTCTTCCAGATTTGCTATACAACGGTCAAAATTAAATTAATAGGATTGCTTTTTAGACTATAAAATCGTATTTTTGTAAATTCAGAAAGTACTATGCCACTAACAATATTCCCCTCTCAGAAAAAAAGTAGGACAGAGAAGAATCCAAAGTTTTTTCAAGATTGTATAGATGTAGCTGTTACTCTGGTAGATTACTCAGGGGAGACAGGTATTAGAACATCAATGCAAGAGAAACGTATTAACTATGATCTAGTTAATAACATACTTGATCCTCATGATGTAGATAGGATTGTGAATCCTTGGAAAATGACTGCATCAGAGTTTCCTGTAGAGATAAGAAACTATCCACTTATTAAGCCTAAACTTGACTTACTTACTGGTGAAGAAATGCGCAGAAAGTTTGAGTTTAGAGTAATGCTTAAGAATGCAGATGCTATATCTGAGAAAGAGGGTGCTGCTAAAGATATGTTCTTTGAGTTTGTTAAAGCAGAGATTATGTCAGATAAAGCTGTTAATCCTGATAGAATAAAACAGGAGTTACAGCGTCTTGAACAGTATAAGAATTATGAGATGAAAGACATTAGAGAATCAATGTCTAATCAGATTCTTAATTATTACTACTATACATATAAATATAGGAATCTCTTTAATAAGGGATTTGAAGATGCACTTATTAGTGCAGAAGAGATTTATAGTTTAATGATTCTCAATCATGAAGTTAAACTACGTAAAGAAAACCCATTGAATGTTATGACATTCAGTATGGGTGATAGTAACTATCATGAAGATTCACAGATTATAGTTATTGATGGGTATAGAGCACTTGGTCAGATTATAGATGATTATCATAGTGATCTTAAACCACAGCAGATTAAAGACCTTGAAGATGGTAGCTATTTTGCAAGAGGGCCAGAAGCAGGTCTTGGAGAGGCTCTTAGATTACCTGAGAACTACTTTGAGGAACTTTATGGTGAGATGGTATATATTATGCCTAATAATGCATTGATAGATACATTTTCTGGTGGATTTGATAATTATGGCAATATTCGTGAGACTAGAGTGTTCTGGAAATCTTTACGAAAAATTGGTAAGCTCAGTTTTTATGATGAATTAGGTGTAATTCAAGAGAAATGGGTTGATGAAGATTATCCTGTAGATACAAATGCTGGTGAAACAGTAGTATGGGAATGGGTTACTGAGTGGTTACAAGGAGTTAGGTTAGGTACAGATATATATG